GACATTGACAATCTGGCCCTGATTGACCGTAAGCAGCACATGCTAAATAACACCCTCCACCGATATCCAAAGATTGTGGTGGCAGCAATTAAGACAATAAGTAAACTCAAAAAAATAATCAAGAATCATGGCAAGGAACAAAATTGAACACTTAAGAGATCACCTTTTTGAAGTTATCGAAATGCTCAAAGATGGTGATATGGAGATCGAAAAAGCAAAGGCAATCACTGATGTGGCTCAGACCATCATCAACTCAGCCAAGGTGGAGGTGGACTTCATCAAGACCGTACATGGCAATGGATCGGACTTTATACCAATGGATAAAAGAATTGAATCATGAAAAAAATCTTAGGGGCCAGAGAGTCCGACATATATGAGGCCATCTCAAACTACATGATGATCAAGTACCCTGATGTGGTGTACCGTTTCGACTTCGCAGCCGGAATGAAGATGAGCATGTACCAGGCCAAGCAGCACAAGTACATGAATCCATGGTCCGGATATCCAGACCTCTTTATCTGCTATCCAAACGGAAAATTTTGTGGGCTGTTTATCGAGATCAAAAAGAAAGGTATTTCACCCTTCAAAAAGAATGGAACCATCAAAAGTGATGAGCACTTACAACGGCAGAATGATATGTTAATCAGCCTGCACCGGTGCGGATATCGGGCCACATTTGGCATTGGCCTCGATCAGTGCATTGAAATAATTGACACCTACATGAGCGGCCAATAGTTTATTTTTGACACATGATATCACAATACAGCAACATTTACGACAAACAGGACACCGATATTGAACTCACATCCTTTTTGGAAGGGGTCAGATCGGGCAAGTGGCAGGACATTGTTCTGGATGTTCGGGCATCCGCCACCAAAGAGATAAAGGATAAAAAGAAAAAATCAGCACCACTGGTGACAGTGAGTGGTTCTTTTTCGGATCGAAAGGATGAGGCACTCAGGGCACACTCTGGATTTATAGCCATCGACATTGATGATATTGAGAATCCAGAAGAGGCAAAGAAACTTATCAAAGATGATCCGTACATCTATGCAGCATTCACCTCCATTAGTGGGCAAGGGCTGTGCCTGATCATGCGTATTGATGGCACCAGGCACCTTGATGCTTTCAACGGAATTGCCTCCTATCTGTACAATGAGTATCAACTTATTGTGGACCAGTCAGGAAAGAATGTTTCCAGGGCTCGCTTCATATCTTATGATCCTTGGATGTTTATCAATACCAAGGCTGCCCTATTTAAGAAGTACCTACCGAAAAAGAAGGAACTCAAGCAGCCAAAGGTGGCAGTGATTAAGACGGATTTCGATGCCATGATTGAGGCCATGGATCGTAAAGGATTGAACTTATGCGAGGATTATGCAGATTGGATTCAGATAGCCTATGCCTTAGTGTCTGAGTTTGGTGAAGGTGGCAGAGATTACTTCCATACTTTATCAGCTCACTCCTCCAAGTATAACTCAATAGACTGCGATAAGCAGTACACTGCATGTTTAAATAACCATTCAGAGTCTAAATCAAAAAAGTCCTCTATTGGCTCGATTTACTTTTTGGCCAAGCAGAACGGCATCCAGGTATATTCCGAGCAAACCAAGGAGCTTTTAAGGGCCGCCTCGTCTAAAAGAGCAGCAGGGATGGAGCCGAATGACATCATTAAGTCACTTGAGGCTGCAGGGGTGAGCACAGATCAAAGTGAGATAGTAGTCAATGAGATAGTAGCAAAGGATATCAAGTACAAAAGTGAGAACGTATCTGCTGATATTGCTGCATTTATAAAGACTTACGACCTTAGAAAAAACGTAGTCACAAGAAAGGTTGAACTTGATGGCAGGCCCATTGATGACAGCGATTTAAACTCCATTTTTTTGGATTGCAAGGCCATCTTTAAAGAGGCCACAAAGGATCTTATCACATCCATAATTTTCTCAAATCGAACTGAGACTTATAATCCTCTTCATATATTTTTTGAGTCGGATCTGCACCCACATGATGACATGCCCAATGTCACACTTCTGCTCAATAGTGTGGTGACTGACACTCCAAATGCAGATAAGTGGATACTTAAGTGGTTAGTGTCTGTGGTGGCATCTGCATACGGCAATCACTCACCATTGGTGCTGATATTCTCAGGCGAAAAACAGGGCACCGGTAAAACACATTGGTTTCGGTACCTGCTGCCAAAGGAGCTAAGATATCTCTTTGCAGAGTCCAAGATGGACGGTGGCAAGGATGATGAGATTCTCATGTGTCTCAAGCTGATAATCATGGATGATGAGTACGGTGGTAAATCAAAGAAAGAGGAGAAGAGACTTAAAGAATTGACATCTAAAGAGTTTATCAATGTGCGTGAGCCCTATGGCAGAGTGAGTGTGGACCTCAGAAGATTGGCTGTATTTTGTGGCACCTCAAATGAAACTCAGATACTTAATGATCCGACTGGAAACAGGAGGCAGCTTCCTATCCACATTATTGATATTAGGCAGGATTTTTATAATAAGTGCAATAAAGTGCAGCTTTGGCGTGAGCTGTATGCAATGTACATGAGTGGCTTTGATTATACCATACTTAAAGAAGATATTCAAGAGCTTAATCAGTCCACTGATGCATTCAAGCACTCCACACCGGAAGAGGACTTGATTCACCAGAAACTGTCTCCTGCCAATTCGGAGTCTTATGGCGAGTGGATGTCACTCACTGAGATTCAACAGTACCTAATGATTGAGACTAAGTTTAATTACCTCAACATTCAGCGTATCGGTTCTATTCTCACCTCTTTAGGATATCGACAGGAACGCAAAAGAAGAGGTGAGTCAATAGTCAGGATGTACTTTATCAATAAAAATCCACTTTAAAATGTTGCCACTGTTGCCACCTTGTTGCCACTTTAAAAAAGCAAGTGGCAACAATCCGAGCCCTACAGCATCAAGCCTTTTAGAAGTTTGTTGCCACTTCATTAAAAAAAATCTATTAATAGCCATATAATATACACACACACACATGCACACACACACACACACACATTATATGTATGCAGTACTTTTTTGGCACAAGTGGCAACAAATGGCTGTAAGCATTGAGGCTCTAAGGATATAGGCTATTTTTTACCCTCATTTTTATGTTGCCACATACCTAAGTGGCAACAAATTAAAAACTGATTATTCATCTAAATGACACCACAAATATTCACCATGATTGCAGTAATGACAATACTTACAGCCCTTATTTGGGTGTACATAATAGATAAACATCACAATGATAAGGGGGGCGCATAACGGTTTTGAAAACGAACCTTTCGGAATTACCGAACACTTGCACATAACGTTTTGCGGCTTGGCGGTCGTTTTAATGCCGCCAAACCGCTGTAATAAGCTGGCTGCGGTTAATTAAAGGATAAGTTAAATACGAAGCACTAAAGAAAAGAATTTAAAAAAAGAAGGATGGCGAAAAAAGATTTAATATACAGTGACCAACAAAGTATGTTTGGAAGCCGTGAAATTATCGGATTTGGTTCTGATGAATTTCAAGTAAAAGAACTTGACCGAAAAAAGGCAAACGACATAATTGTAAAAAACCATTACAGTAAGAAGTTTTATAACGCTACATACATACATTTAGGCGTATGGATAAACAAAGAACTTTTGGGTGTATTGCAGTTTGGATATGCAATGAACCCTGCAAGTTGTGGAAGTGTAGTTGAAGGAACAGAACTTGACCAATATTTAGAACTAAATAGAATGTGGCTTGATGACAAAGCACAACGAAATAGTGAAAGTATGGCAATTTCATATGCTGTTAGATACATAAGAAGCAAATTCCCGAAAATAAAATGGATTCAATCATTTGCAGATGAAAGGTGTGGTGGTTTTGGAATAGTTTATCAAGGTGCAAACTTTGAATTTTATGGTGAACATACCGCAACCTTTTGGACTTTAGATAATGAAGTTTACCATAATAGCTTGATGACAAGAAATCCAAAACTTTCAAAATCGGCAGCATTTTTACAAGCTAACAAAGAACGTGCAACAAGTGAAGAATTAAGACAATTTAGATACATTTACTGGATAGACCACAAATGGAAAAAGAAAGTATTATTAAAACAGAAACCTTATCCAAAGCACTATGCTGAAAAACATAACAACTTTGAAAAAGTTGAAGCGGGGTGGCTTTTTTTAAATTCTTTTCAAACGGATTTGTCAAACGAAGCAGGAACGTAGCAGCTTGCTTATAACTACCTAACAGCCGCTAATTAATTTCACATAACATGACAACCGAACAAAAAATAAGATTGGCCATGAATGATCTGGAACCTGATGAGGCCAAGATCACAGATGGCTGCACTACCTACC